CTTGGCAAAAAAGCCCCTAAGATTATCGAGCAACGCGCGCCACAAGTGACCTCACGAGCATACATGCCGGCTAAGCATATCATTGACCGTGGAGAAATATTTAACTGCGAAACCGGTTCGTACGTTGGGGAGGCAACGTGCCTCAACACATGGGCAGGTACTCACGTCCAACCTAATGATTCAGATGCAAGCGCCTTTAAATCGCACGTTAGCTCACTTGTAGATTACAACGAAGAGCTGACAGAGCATTTACTTGATTGGATTGCATTCACTATTCAGTTCCCACGCGAGAAAACCGCTTGGGCAATTTTGATGATGCACGGACAAGGTACCGGTAAAACTAGCTTGGGAGATATCATCGGCAAGCTAGTGGGGGAGAGCAATTACTCTACACCGGATTCTAATGCGGTTAACTCTCAGTTCAACAATTGGTTGATTGATACTAGATTCATTCTAATGGACGAAATAAAGTCCGCCAACAACAAGTGGGATTTACTAGACAAGCTAAAACCACTGATTACCGATACCACTGTTAGTGTTAACATCAAAGGCGGTGCTCAGAAGTTCCAACGTAACTATTGTCAGATTTGGATGAACACTAACCACGCGTTCCCTATGGCGGTTAGCGAGGGAGACAGACGATTGTTTATCTTTAAGAGTAAAACTATCTACATGACGCGCGAACAAGTTCAGGAACATATCGAGCCTTGGTATCAGGGTGGCGACTACTTTAAATGGGCACATTCAAGTGACGGTCTGGGCGCGATACTGGGCTACTTACTGGCACGCGACTTAAGTGAGTTTAACCCACATGCCAACGCGCCAATGACAGATTCTAGAGCTGAGTTGATTGCAGATAGCTCATCCGATATCGATGATTGGTTAACGGAGGCATACCATTTAAAGCAAGCGCCTCTGAAGTCCGACATCATCAGATTATCCGACATCGTCAAGGCTTACAAGGATGAGTTCAACAAGAACGTATCCGCTAAGCGTATCGGCGCCATCCTGCGCCCACTTGCACAAGTTTCGGAGGGTGTATTACCCAAGAGCAAGACAATCCGCATCGACGGTACACAGATTCGCACAGTTGCGATACGCGACATCGTCAAATGGGGCGACGAAGTTGAGACAGCGTGCGCTAAAGAATACAAACGCGGTACGGGTTCTGTTGCGTTTTAGAGCTCTAAATAGAATTGGGTGAGTACATCACCTTGTCCCCTGTCCTCATTAATAGGGTGACATTTAGTTGACGGTAATGACCGCTATCGTATGTACACGCGGTCACACATCTATTATGTTTTCCAACAGCTGAGCGCAATACTCTGAGTAGTGGGGAGTTTCGCTGTTACTACGTCGTCTTAAAGTAGGATATTTCAAAAAGAATTCTGGGGGAGGTCTGTCGCCGGTATAGGTAGCCACTAAGGTTCGGTCATCGTTTTCTACGACGTGTATCGCGCCACGCGCTGAGCGGTTGCCCGTACGTTGCCATTTGATTGTTTTAGGGAGTTGCATAGCACGATTGTACTATGCTTAGGGTGGTTTGTCGACGGCTAGTCGTCGTGAGTTTGGCTGTAGAATAGCACGTTAATCGGAGTTCCATCTTCACTAACGAAGTCCCAATCGAACGTGGTTCCTTCTTCAACTAACGGTTTAAAGTACTCTTCTATATCACATTCTGAAATAGGTACTTGTATAGATTGAGTTTGCATAATGTCCGTCAATCGGTCTATTACGTCTTCGTATGTATACGGGTTGTTATCTGAGTTATCCGCTTGTTTACCGAATACCAAAGAAGTGATTTCGTCTTTAAATTCAAATATAGTCATAGTATGTATTTCCTTAGTTAATTAATGTCGGGCAACGGTCTGCGTGTGGAAACGCTAATAACCACGCGCTGTTAACTGCGCTTTGCATGTCGTGATGGGTTTCAATCTCATAATCGGAGTCCCAACCGTCATAGCAAGCAAAATAGTAAGTATATGTAGTGATTACATTACCATACTCATCTGTGGCGAAGTCAATTGAGTTAGCCGGCATACGATTATGCCATTCCGATGAGTTGTAGGGGTCTTCATCTACTGCGTTGCAATAGAGTGCGCCGTTGTTGGTTTGATTAGTCAGTATTGCTTTTTCTAATATCATAGTGTTACCTCTTGCATGTTTTGTAGACCTCTATCGCTTGTTTTGATTTGGTTACCGTTTTGGAGTTCTAATATCCATGGGTATTTAGGCGAACGGGGTTTATAGTCAATTAAGCGTACTTGCCCGTTACGCGCTGATTGTAGTATAGAGCCATATTTAAGGTTATTGAGCCCTAATAAAGATGCATGCATAGATATAGACTGCTGATTACGGGTTAATTTACCGTTGATTTTAGCCTTAACTTGTATGGTGCAAGCGTTCTGCTCATATGAGATATTACCTGCCGAGATATTTAATCCTAGACGCGCGCCAAGTGTATTGAGTTCGGTCTGTAATTCGTCTCTAAGAGTGCGTAATTGTGGACGGTTAAATTGAGTTATTTTTGTCATTATTTTTCCTTCTATTTGTTATAAAAATGAGTGTGGTGTAAATACAACACTCAACGCCTAATTATACACAAGGCTATATATGTGTCAATAGTTTATTATAAATATATTTATATTATTTGTTTAAAACGGAGTGTTACACTTTGTTGTTACACTTTGGGTGTGAAAGTGTCACAAAACGTAACAAGATAAGAAGTGGCTAATATTAGGCGTTTCTTATATTAGTTTAGGCTAATACTGTTACGCTATTTGTTACGCTTTTGGTGGGTGTTTGGTGTCACACGAAAATGAGTTTATTTAAAGTGTTTTTATGTTATTGTTACATTTGTTACATAATTATTAACTCTTATCTAGAATAAAATAAAAAAGCTAAAATCCATCTAATTACACACTTAATTTATATATAAAAAATGTATTTCTGTTCACAATGCTCTCAAAGTGTAACAAAGTGTAACAAACTCATTTTTTTGGGGTTTGGTTGGCGCGCGGATTTTTGGTGTGGTGTAAATGCAACATATTTTTGATTTGGGCGTAAAAAAGCCGGATTTTGATGTCCGGCTTATGGTTGAAATTTAAGTTTGTTTTTAGGGGTTATTTTTAGGGGTTATTGGGTGCTTTATTAATTCCTTAAGTTCGGCTATCCGGTCGACGATTAAATCGATGGTTGTGTCTGTGAGGTTTCCGCACGATGTGTTGAGTGTGAAATTTAAGGCGTCGATTGTTTCTTGTATATTTTCCATTAGTGTAATTCCTTTTGTAGTGAATAGTAAGCGTATGCGGTTGAGGGCAACAGCAGTAGCGCAATAAGCGCCGATTTAAGGTCTAGTGATACCATCGCTAGGGGTAGAACGATTAAGAGCGTAAAAAAGGCAATTTGTAGAGCTAGTAGCATTTGTTTAATTTGTTTGTTTGTCATAGTGTTATTTCCTTTGTGGTTAGTGGTTAATAAAAGTCTCTGCCACCGCGTAGAGCGTAGGCAATTTTTTGTTTGTCTATGTTGCGCGTGTCGCGTTGTTGCGTTGCGCGCTTTTTGTTTTGTTTGTTATTGTGTTTAGTTGTTGAGTGTTTCATAGTGTGTGTTTCCTTTGATTATTTTGTTTAAGTTATGCCAATGGTAGGGGCGATTAATCATCGCCCTTTAAATCGACAATTTGGCGCCCTTGTTTGGGCGCTTTTGGTTTATGCCGTTGCTAATGTTATTGCGCGTCCGTCTAGATAGTCCGCAATTGCTTTGCCGGCTAGTTGTGCCTTAGCGCGTGAGCGGTACGGGCTTTGTTCTGTGTTGCTGTCCGTGCCCGTGCGGATAGCGTTAACCATTTGCGCCCATTCTGACGCCGGTTGCTGTTGCGCGTGTGTTAGGTTTAAGTCCGTTTTATCCGATAAGCTAGCGCACATTTGAGATAGTGTCTCATAGCGCACGTTTGTTGCGCGGTTTGTTTCTGCGCTCTTAACGATTAAGTGTAGAAAGCGAACCCACATCTCAAGCTTTTCGCCGTCCACAGTACCGCCATGCGCTCTAAATTCAATTGTTTTATGTCTACTGTATGCGCCTAGTAGATTAACATTAAAGTATCTATTATCAGAATAATCAGAACGCCCGCCCATAGCCGTTACAACACTGGCTGTATTGCACTCATCACCGAACGATTGAAAGCGCTCTAATGAAACACTGCTACGGCTGTTAGATTCATTTAATGGGATGTTGCGACACCATCTAGAATTGCGACGGCTTTCCGGTAGTGTTGTTGCGATTAGGTCTTGATTGTACGCATATGTCTCAATGATACGACGTACGCTTTTCCATGCCATGCGCTCAACACCAAAATGCACATGCACACCACATGAACGGTTAACCTCCGCTCCGCAATGCTCTAATGCTTGCATAACCTCCACAGCTTGCATTAAACCGCTTTCACCTTTCAATACCGGTGAGATTATTTCCATACCGTATTGCTCATAGTTATTAACGCTAATGCTACTGTCGCGGGCAATTTGCCACATTGAAATCGTATTGTTATGTAGTCCGCCGGTATTGCGTGATACTGTCGCTGTGCTGTTGCTATCGTCTAGCTGTGATTGTAGACAATCTCTGAAAGCATCCATGCTTGATGGCGCTAAAAACTCAATTTCAATGCCGATTGTCATCCCGCGTGCTCTACCGCTAGAGATTGATACAAGGCGCGCTAGTTCGCGTTGCTCTAACTCAATAGCGCCGGTTATGCTTGCAACGGTTTCTGTTGCTGTCTCAATCGCTGTAGTATCTGTAAGCGCTGATAATTCAAGCTCTATGGCATCGCGTTGCGCTGTAAGCTCTGCAATACGCTGTTGCGTTGCATCGATACTATCTAGTACCGCTCTAATATCGTTAGTGCTATTACCACCGTTAATCATCGATTGAATTGTTTGTTGTATTGTACTCATGTTGTTTTTTCCTTTCATTATGTTATGCGCCGTATCCGTTGTTACTAGGTAAAGCGTGGCGCGTTTCGCTTAACCAATGCCCGTAATATACCCTAAATACACACTTACATATGACTATTTAATAAATAAACTTTAAATCGATATTAAAAACCACGTTTCAAGCAACTGCAAAACCGCGTCGCGCCGGCGTTTGGCGCGTGTTGCATGTTTTTTAAATCGAAAATGAGCCGGCATGTTTTAAGCAATGTTTGGCGCGTGTTGCGTGTTGCGCTTTAAATTGCCCATTTAAAGTACTTTAAATCGACAATGGGTATTAGTAGTGGTTGGATGCCGTTCGCACGATTTAGGGCATGTATTGGCGCGCGTGGCGCATTATTTGGCGCGTGTTGCGGTACAAAAGGCGGGGTAGTACTTTAAATCGACACGAAATGCGCGCCCCACCCCCCGCGCTGACAGTGGCGGAGTCCCAGTCACTTTTCCGGGTTCTCCGTTCGAAAATTCCAATTCTGGCCTTTTAAGTGTGTAATTAGGTTAAAATATAAAAAATTCTGCAACTTTTTAAGCGTAAGTGTGTAATTAGGGTTGTTAAAAAAATTTTAATATGCTAAACTACAAACTCACAGTAAAACGTGCACCCAAGGAGAGAAATGGCAAGTCGAAAAAAATTTGTAGCGAATCTGCTAGCAATTAACTACCCAAACTATAACCCCGTACTCGCTATGGCAGAGCTTGCCATGGATGAGGAAGTGGATATCAAGGACAGAATACAGTGCCACAAGGAAGTGGCTGCGTACTGTTTTCCGAAAATGAAAGCAGAAGAAGTGAAAGATGATGGCTCAGAGCAGATTTCTAAAGAGGAAGTGATTAAAAGACTCCAAGCACTAGAAGGCAAGAACGTAACTCCAGTTATAGAGAGTAACGTAGAAGAGGAAATGCCTTTCAGTGACGAGGACTTTAAATAATGAGCTATGATGACCCGTTTGCGGTAGAAGCTCCCGCCCCTGTCGAAGATGTAGACCTAGATTACAGCAGTATGTCGGAGCAGGAACTCCGAGAAGCTCTTTACTTGAAAGAGGAACTAGAGCATCGTAAGCATATGGAAGTCTGTAGCAAGGATTTCATAGAGTTCTGTAAGTATATGGACCCGAACTTCATAGTCGGGAATCATCACAGGATAATGGGAAAGGCTTTTAATAAGCTTGTACATGAGAACAACAAGCGCATAATCATTAATATGCCTCCCAGACATGGAAAATCGTACTTAACCTCTCAATATCTACCAGCGTTCTTCATAGGAAACACTCCTAAAGCTCAATTAATGAATATTGCGAACGTAGCGGAGCTCGCGGTGAAGTTCGGTCGTCAAGTAAAGGATGTAATCGGCTCAGACAAATTTAAAGAGGTATTTCCAGGGATTGAAGTGCGTGCAGACTCCAAATCAGCGGGTCGCTGGCAGATTAACAAGGGAGGGGAGTCCTTTTCCGCAGGTGTAGGCAGCTCCGTAACAGGTCGTGGTGCAAATCTACTCATTATTGATGACCCGTTCACTGAATCGTGCGTCGCGCAACCTAAAGTATTTGATGATGTATGGGAATACTACCTTGCTGGTCCAAGACAGCGTTTAATGCCAGGAGGTAACATCCTAGTCGTACAAACTAGGTGGTCAGTAAAGGACTTAACGGGTAAATTACTCCAAGAACAGAGTAAAAATGAGCGTGCAGACCAGTGGGAAGTCATTGAATTTCCTGCAATTCTGCCAAAATCAGGACAACCGCTGTGGCCAGAGTTCTGGACTCTAGAAGCACTTGAAAAAGTAAAGAACTCACTAGACGCGCGCCACTGGAACTCCGAATGGTTACAAAATCCGACTGCTACAGAAGGCGCAATCGTTAAAAAAGAGTGGTGGATGGAGTGGCCTTCTCAATCTCCACCTGCTTGCTCGTATATAATTCAATCGTACGACACGGCATACTCTAAAAAAGAGTCCGCAGACTACTCAGTTATCTCAACTTGGGGTGTTTTCTACCCAGAAGGGGATTTTGAGCGTAAAAATGGGGAAAGAAACTCCTATGACGGGCGTGAAGCACACGTAATCATGCTAGATGTAGTCAGAGAACGCTTTGAGTTCCCTGAACTTAAGGATGAAGCGTATAGATTGTACTCATACTGGCAGCCGGACACGGTAGTCATCGAAGCAAAAGGCTCAGGAGGGCCACTTGCCCAAGAGATGCGCGCCAGGGGTATCCCAGTTCAGGAGTATTCTCCGGGTAAACGTAAAGGGGGCGGTGGACAAGACAAGATAACTAGGTTACACTCTGTATCTGACTTCTTCCGTTCAGGGATGGTTTGGGCGCCTGATGAACTGTGGGCTAGAAGTATGATTGACGAAGTGCAGGCATTTCCTGCCTCTGACCATGATGACCAGGTCGATTCGATGACGATGGCATTGATGAGATTCAGAGAGGGTAACTTCCTGACATTAAACTCAGATGAAGACCCAGCGAGCGAGTGGCGCCCTAGAAAACGTATGAAATACTATTAAAAACAAAGACTTATGGGTAATATAGCAGATGGAATCAAGCAGTACGGGACTCAGCAAATTCAAAAGGACAACGCCGAGAGCGATTACCTAAAAACTCTAGTGCAAGACACCTCGGACTTCCTGTCTGACTTCGATGACAGAGTACAAAATACCGTATCAGATATTCTCCCAGAGGTATGGGTTGACCCAGTAGAGACACAAACAACGCCAGAAGAAGACGATTATTTAGCGCACCTCCGTCAACAGCACCCCGATGCCACAGATAGCGAGCTACGCGGCAAGTCTGTTCGCAATACCTTCAATAAAACAGAGCAAAGCGCACGAAGTATAACTGGAAACATAGCGCTTGGTGCGCTTAACGCAGTATCCACCACTGATAGAGTGAAGGGACTAGACTATGACTATATAGAGAGAGCTAGTAACCCATACACACTAGACCCTGCGCTTCTAAGTGGGAGTGCCGCTCCTAACTCGGAAGCAATAGTAGCGCGCTACGAGGGACTAGAAAAAGGAGATTACGAGTCGTTTTCAGATGAAGACAAGACGTTCTGGAACGGACCACAGGCTCAACTGATTCGCAGGATTGATGCAAATAAGAAGCAACACGGTGAGATAAAGAAATCAATAGAGGACTACAAAACAGAGGCAGATGAGTATGTAATACACACTCTGCAGGACTACAGGAATGACGAGGAGTTTCAAAAGACCTACGAAGAGCACGGCGGAGGTATGGAAGGCTTGTTACACGGGTTGCTTAATGAGGCTATAAATGACCCTGCCAAAATGCCCGTTGCATTTATAGAAAACCTACCTTATATGATAGGTTTTGCATATGGTGGTGCTCCTGTAGTAGCTACATTAGCTAGCCAGAAGGACGAAGAGAACGTAGCGAGGTTTCAAGAAGAGAAAGGACGCGCGCCAACTATTGCTGAACGTACTAGACTACTAGTAGACTCTGTTGGTAGTATCCTAATGGAACGCTTTGGTGATAAATATGTACTAAGAGGTAAGGCAGCCGGTGCGTTTAGAAAGATTAATGAGGTACTTCCTGGGGTATCTAGGGTAGTAGGAGGTACTGTAACTGAAGGTATATCAGGTGGTGGCTCTGAGGCATTTGACCAGGACGCTATAAAACAGGATGTAACTAAACTAGATACCTTTAAGATAGCTAAAGCAGCTAAAGAGGAGGCTCTTGTTGGTGCTGGTGGTGGCGGCATTGCTACAGTAGCTAATAACCTAGAATCAACTGCTAAATATGCGCTAGAGGACGAAGATAGAATACCGGATACTCTTAGAAACATGGGAGTACCTATCCCTGAGATGAAGAAACAGATGATTATGGGAGACAAAACTCTCAAATCGATGCCAAAACCTGACCTAGTACAGCAGTCTTGGAGAGCTACGGCCGAAGACATGGACAAAAAAGATGTCCCTATGCAGGAAATCTGGGAAAAGACAGGCTTCATGAAGAAAGAGGACGGAAAATGGCGGTTTGAAGTGGACGATGCAGGTGCTGAGCTGACAGCGGAAGGCTTGTCAGTAGTTAAGAGAAGAGCACACAACGCAAATATGCATGACTATAAGCTAGGTAACCTACTTAAGCACGATAAGATGTATGAGGTGGCACCCTCTCTAAAAGACACTCGGGTTAGGTTCTACAGCGGAAAGAGTAACTCTAGGGGCTACTACCTAAGCGATAATGACACTTTGTACTTAAATCTGAATAGATTTAGTGCTCCTACATCAGGCATGGTAGCGGATGATGTCATTGACCTAGAAGAGCGTATTGAGAACCTGAAGGCAGACCCTAAAAGTAGCGATAAAGCCTTCCCAGCAGGGCTGAAGTCGTGGGAAACCAACGAAAAACAGGTAGAAGAGCTAGAGAAACGCTTAGATAAGCGTAGAAAGGCTATGAGGACGCGTAGTGATGCTGATTTGGGTGTTTTATTGCATGAGGTACAGCACGCAGTACAGCAAAGAGAGGGATTTGCACGAGGAGGAAGCCCAACAGAGTTCATGGCCGAGATAACCGTGGAGAAGATGGGTGAGATGTACCCAGACAGGGATTTTTCCGAAGAGAGCGCCCTAGAAGCCCTTAATGAGCTACCTTATGAGCAGCGTAAAGAACTGCTGGAGGAGATTGAAAAAGAATCCCAGAATCGATACCACCGATTACTAGGAGAGCAAGAGGCCAATGAGACAGGGATGACTGAGAAGGAAGGGGGACGTAGAGGTATGACCCCTGAGCAGTTAAAAGAGACGATGCCAGGTGAGATGGGCACTAATAATACCTACTGGCAGGAGCCTATTGTTAAGGATGCGGAAGGGCCGCGTTGGAAGATGGATAACACGCAACCGTCTTCTATGTGGGACGATAAGATAGAACGCCGTATAAAGGTGATGTTTCCTAAGGACGAAAGAGGTAAATATATACCTGAAGAGCGTCTAACTAAGGAGGAATATGCGGAATTTCAGAAAGCCCAGCATCGACTAGAAGTTCAGGCTCGCATGGATATGGAGGAAGAGATTGCACTGCGTATAAAAGACGCTACGGAGCACGAAGGCGCTATGCAATCAATAGAGTACGGCGGGGAGACTATAACCGACCCTATGTTTATCCAGAACGAAGAGCATTTTAAAGAGAAGAAAAAAGCATTACTTGATATTATAAATAACCCGTCTACAGACCCTACTTCGTTTGAGAAAGCCCGTAATTACCTATTCAAGCTAGAAGATAAGGCTGAGCAGCTTGGTTATAAAATAGGTAAGAAGCAAATGAGTGAGGACAGCATCGCCGACATAGGTAAAACCACACCGGAAACCATAGTGCTTTACAGGGGAGGTAAGATGGGCGGAGACGTATTTGCGACCCCTAGAGAGGACTTAGCTAAGAGCTATGCAGGTAGCGAGGGGTACGTGGGCAAAATAGAGATTAATAAGGAGGATGTGTTTTACCATACACCTGATACCCATGAGGATGTTGTAAGTGGAGTGTATGACCAGTATCAGGATTTAACAGAGTTAGAAGGAGACGTCGGATTAGTTAGCCATCCTTTATATGAAAAATACACTGAGTTAATTGATGCCGGTAAGCTAGACGATGCATTTGACCAGTACGGCTTATCCCCGAGTATTGACAATCTATTTCCTTTCCTAGAAAAGCAGTTTGGTGATTTTATGCAGTTTGACTACAATCAGCTGTCTTTCAGGGACATGGACGGAGTACTCCCTCTAATACAGAACTACATATTAGAAGACACAGGAAAAACAGTAATAGCGAGGCCATATGACCTGGGCGGAGAAGGCATCTTTATGCGGGACATGGGAGAAGAGCAGCTGCTTTCTGAGGGAGATTTTGAGTATATTGTAAACACCAGCACCTATAACAAGCCACAGGAAACAGACTACATAAGAGACACTCTAATCAACGAGCAAGACAAGACGGAGCCTAAGTTTCAAGAGGATTACAGAAGCTCACACACAGCTCCAGTACCTGAAGGCAAAAATTCGCTAGATGATTTCTCGGAAGCGATGCCAGATAGCCCAAATGACCCTAACTTCCTAAGATACTACGGAATGGGCGGAGAATACGCTGCCGCAGACGCAGAAACATTGGCCGCAATGAAGAAGGCTGCTGGTAACCCAGATGCAGAGATTACAGTGTACAGAGCCACCCCTAACGCCGATAAAAGCATTAATGCAGGTGATTGGGTGTCTACTAGTAAAAAGTACGCAGAGCAGCACGGTGAGCGCTATCTAGAGGGCGGTTACGACATCGCACAGAGGACGGTAAAGGCCTCAGAACTACATACAGACGGGGATTTGCATGAGTGGGGATACAACCCTAAGGAAACCACAACAGACGACGCGTATAAAGCTGAGTTTGATAAACACGCGAAGAAGAACCAAGACTACTTAAACTCCATGCTAGATGCAGAGATAGACCCTGAAACCAGAGCAGAACTCAATGCCAACAAAGCAGAAGCAAAGAAGAAAGGGCGCGCGGCGCGTGAAGCTATAGAAGACGCCAAGCCTCAGGCAGAGGTAGACACAGCAGGCTTTATTTCTAAAGCTGAACAAGTTACAAAACTACTGAGTCAAGAGAACAATCCTGCTAACTATGTAGAAAAGTACTTGCGTAAAAAAGGCGTCACTGACACAGAGTTAGAGGACACAGGGCTAGCTGCTATGCTGAGGGATAAATTATCTAAGAACGAGAATGTAACTAGAGCCGAGGTACTAGAGCATATTAATGATAATAAGCCTGTTCAGGACGAGGTAGTACTAACTGGAGATAGTAAAGACGCTAGCTGGGTAGGGGAGCTACACAACTGGCAGTCTACAAGAGGTATACCTGACACTTCTATGGATATTACGATTGGGGATGCCGAAATAACCGTTACTCAAGACGAGAACGGAGAGTATCACGCTACACCTACAGGGCATCCAGGGGCTGATAATGAGATACTAAACCCAGGAGTGCGTTCTATCAATGAAACGGTAACTCAGCTACGAGGTCATTTTAGAAACGCCCCTCAAGGGGATACTAAACACTCATCTGCTACCCAGCCTGGTTTAGACCCGTCTACATATGAAGAGTATTACATAACCTCCGACATGGTAGCACACAGGGGCGGCTTCTCTAATATCGCCCATCATGGGAACATAGAGGACGTAGTATTCCATATTAGAACCTCCACTAGAACAGATGATGCAGGAAATCAGGTACTCTTTATTGAAGAGCTGCAGTCTGACCTACATCAGAAGGGTAGGCAGAAAGAGCATGGCTACAGAGACAAGTCATCAGACGCATATCAAGCAGGTCTTGAGCCTCTAGCTAAAGTTGGCAGAGAGCTATACAATAAACAGCAGG